AAAGCAACATTAGCACAAGAAGATATTCGATTTAGCAGAACCATTCAGAGAATTCAAAAGACTGTAATCGCTGAGCTAAATAAGATTGCGATGATCCACTTGTTCGTGCACGGTTACGATGGAGAAGACTTAATAGACTTTGATCTTAAGCTCTCAAATCCTTCTTCTGTTGCGCAATTGCAAAAACTAGAATTAATTTCTCAAAGATTTGATATCGCTGGTAAAGTACCAGAAGGGATGCTTGACAGAAGGTGGGTTCAAAAGAATGTGCTCGGCTTGACAGATAAGCAAATCGAAGAAATTCACGAAGGTAAGATGCAAGATAAGATTGAGGATGCTGAGGTTGAGGGTGCTGGTGCTGAAGAAGGCGGTGGCGAAGAAGGTGGTGGAGGAGATGAAGGCGGCGGAGGCCTGTTCGCAGCTGATGTTCCATCTAACGACCAATTACTTACAGCGGAGCCTGGTGACGGGAAGAAAAGAAAGACGGATGACGATGACGAAGAAGAAGACGAGATCGATCTTTCAAAACTTTCGATTGATGACCCAGACGCGCCTCTAAAAGCGCAATCCGCGATGAAATCAAGAGCAAAAAAATCATCTCGTGGACCGTTGACAACACACGCACCAGATTTTAAGTCGATGGTCACACATTCCAGATCTCAGGATTCAATGAGGCGTCCATACGGAGATGATTATTTAAGACCTGCATTTGAAAGTACAGAATGGGATGAGCCAGATAGTTATAGAAGAAAGTCACACCAGGTGAAGCCTACAATCACACCAGAATTAAAAGGGACATTCAAATCACTTGCTGCTATTTTAGCTCCTGAAGGCGGAGTGCTTCTAAATGAAGCAATACAAAATGAGGTAGAAGAAATCGATCTCGATGAATACGATGCCGGAGACATTGATGAAAGTTAAACATAATAAAAAAAGAAACGTGGGAATACTATTCGCTCAATTGACTGAGTACGTATCATCCGCGCTTGTAGAGGGCGATATTAAGAAGGCGCAAAGAGCGCTGAGGGTTCTTGGGAAGCATTTCTCCCCAGGCTCTGAGATATTTCGTGAATTTCGACTATTTCGCGCGTTAGTGATGACAGAAGTACCTTCATCCGCGCTAGCAACCTCAATAATAACTGAAGCGAGGGCTGCTAGTAAGAAATTAGATAAAAAGAAATTGATGCAAGAAAAGTCAATGTTAATAAAAGACATTAACTACAATCTTGAAGATTCAAATTTCTACGATCGACGAGTGCCAGACTATAAAGCATTTGCGACTGTACAGACACTTCTTACAACTTGGGCTTCGAACAATCCAGATATCGCAGTAATGGCTCAATTTGAAAAAAATCTTCACGAGCATCTTCAAGCAGAAAAAAGTGCTGTAGATCTTAACGATTTTCGGACACCTGACGTGAATCGCTTAGCAGTCCAAATAATGCAGACTAAGTTAGAGGAAAGATATGGCCAGACTTTTACGAATGATCAGGCAAAGCTTCTAAAAGAATACGTGTTTTCATCTCATGGTGGAAACGACGAGAAGTTTCAGGCGAAGCTTTCTTCGATAAAAAGAGCTTGTACCGTAAGACTATCAGAATTTAAGAGAAGTTGTGATAATGATATTTTATTAGAGCAAGTAGATGCAGTTAGAGAAAAAATTCACATGTTGAATGAAGCTCAAGTAGACGATGCGACGATATCGCAATATTTAACATTGATGAAGCTTACAAGTGAGCTCGTCTCTGGAGATCGAAATGGCTGATATGAAACTTCTTACTGAGTGGACTCCCTTTGAGTACTCAAAAGAAATGATTGAAGAATCAAAATCACAAAATGGTGGAAAGATTCTAATGAAGGGTGTTTTGCAAAAATCAAATACCCTCAACCAGAATGGCAGAGTATACCCTAAGATAATTTTGGAACGCGAAGTTAGAAATTACCAGAAGTTCATTGCAGAAAATCGCGCCCTTGGAGAGTGTGACCACCCCGACAGCTCTGTTGTTGAGCTTAAGAACGTTTCTCATATTGTAAGAGAAGCGTACATGGACGGAGACATTTGTTATGGTATCGTTGAGCTATTAGACACACCGTCTGGAAAGATTCTTCAAAGCCTTGTTGAGTCTGGTGTTACTTTAGGAATTTCTTCCCGCGGCGTTGGATCAACTAAGAGAAACGGCGATACTGATGTTGTGCAAGATGATTTTCAATTGATTTGTTGGGATTTTGTTTCGGAACCCTCCACTCCTGGAGCATTCATGATGCAAGAAGGTCGCGTTGTGAAACAGACAGAGCTGGACTCTGTTTTTAATAAAAGCGATAGAATCCATAGAATGTTTAACGAAATACTGGATTGGGAGAAATAAATGGCAAACAAATATAATCGCGGTCCTGGCGTAAATTCAGCTGCAGAGTATATGGTATCTGGTACACCTTTTGTTACAAGTTCAGGTCACCAAGAAATCGGAGTGACTGACCCCGTCAGCATCAAGTTTCCCTATGTTACGAGCTGGTTCCAGATCCGCCACTCTGGATCGAATGGTAGCTGTACAGGTTTAAGGATTGGATTTACTGAGAATGGTGTGAAGGGCGCCGGCGCAGTGACAGGCAGTGCAATCCTTCATGGCATGCCTGATGAACAAACGAATAATCACAGAAATTACTTCGTAATCCCCAAAGCCGCCGCAGGTAAAGATGATGGTTCCCTCCACCTTAACCTGAAGTGCACGAAAATCTTTTTGCTCGCAGAAGGCGCCGCCGCTGGCTGTACCATTGTTGCAGGTTTGACAGGAATTCCAGATTTCCCAGTAACTCTATCTGGGTCTAACGGTTTCTTCGGGGTTGGGTAATAAAATGAATAGAAAACAATTAAAAAGTCTTGTTAAAGAATGCTTATTTGAGATTTTGCTAGAGTCAACAGAAGCCTCAGGCGATATGATGATGGAGTCTAGAGGCCCAGCGAAGAAAAGATCCGCGAAGTCCCGTCCAGCTTTAGATAGTATTGCGTACAATAGAAAGAAAAAAGCCGCTCCTTCTAGAGCCCCCACCAGAAAAGTCGCAAAGAACATTGACGTTTCATCGATTACAAGCGACCCAATAATGGCGTCGATTTTTCAAGACACAGCAAGAAATTCATTACAAGAACAAATAGCAGCAGAACGAGGTGCACCTGTGGCAGGTGGTGACGCTGCTTCGCTAGCTGTTGCTCAAAGCGATCCAGCTCAACTTTTCGGAGAATCCTCTCAAAATTGGGCAGCTTTAGCATTCAGCGAATCACCAAAAAAGTGACATAAAAACGTTTTAACGAAATACATAGAAATAGTCCGGAGGATTAAAATGGCCAAGCATGTTAAACTAACCCCAGCACTTTTAAAGAAGCTCGTTCTTCAAGAAAAGAAGAAGATTCAAGAGACATTAGAGGCTGGTAACGAAGATGTTGAAAAAGTAAAACCTGAAGAAGTTGATGCCGCAGATTTAGCTGATTCCTTAGAAAAGGATATCGATTGGGTCAAGGCTTTGGACATTCAGGAACAACTTCTTAAAAGAAAAATGAAGAAAGTTTCTGAGGCTCGTAAGAGACTGAAGAAAACCATTAGCAAGAAAATATCGAAGCTTTAATACACCCCACCCCAAAGGAGAAAAGGTATGCCTACACATAAGCAATTAATCATCGAAGTCCCCTCTACAACTGAGGATCTTGGACAGCAATCTACAGAGACAACAGTAGCTTGTTTCCCTGCTTCACCTATTCATAATGGAGAATTAACTGATGATGAGCGAAAAGCAATATTTCAAGAGCTTGTTCTTGATGCTATGGTGAATGACGGCGGCCATACTTTCGGTGAAACGAATAGAGATTTCTCTGGTGCTCCAAATTATGGCGATGTTGAAACAGGCGGAGGCGGCCTTCCCGGAAGCGCTTGGGCTCCTAACCCTGTGTCTCCTGGTCCTGGAAGCCTCAACCCTGCTGATCAAGCAGACCCACCATCTGGTTGGGCAGAGACTCCAAACGACACTTGGGGCGTTGGTGTTGGTTCACAGCTTGAGCCGAGTGAATCTTCCACGCAACAAGCGGGCGGAACATTGGGTGACTATGTAATGGGTAAGGCTTGGGGCACATCTACCTGATGCCTCAACCATTTGATACTGGAATCGGCCGTGGCCCTGGACTTGCTTACGATGATGAGCGGCAAGATCTGGGCTACGGCCGAACTAGTAGCAAATTCCATAAACCGCGCTCAAAGAGCGGTAGCTTTCCATACGTCGATCCAATAGCCTATGAAGATGAAGAAGATATTGAGGCTTCACCAGAGCTAGCAAATAAAATGATCAATAAAATGGCCACACCGTATAAAAGTTCAGATTCTTTAATCGGCCGCTCAGCGGATAAGAACGCCTATGTTGATGGTAAGACTCCGTATGGCAGACAGAATGAACAGTCTTCTACTCACATGGTTCCATTTCCCGACATGTATAAAAAGCGGCTACAGGTCGGTGGTGGAGTAAATGGCCCTATGGCCATCAGACCAGGAACAGCACCAAGAACAGGCACAACAAAAGGGTGGTCCAATGCACCTGTTCTTTATGGTGATGATATCGGATATTCAGAACTCGAGGATGGGGAGGACCCGACCCTCGTTAAATTAAGAAAAGTAATAAACCTTATTTTGCAACAGGAAGAAGATGCAGCTTAGTCAAAGAACGGGTAATATTCTTTTTCCATGCAATACTTAAGTGTGTATTGTTGAAGGTGTGCGCATGTCAACTAATTTATATATTGAAGCAATCGCGGAAGCTCAGCAGCTAAAGAAGCTGGCTGAGCAAAATGCGAAAAACAAAATTATCGAAGCACTTACGCCTCGAATTCAGGCGATGGTCGAAGCCCAATTATTATCCGAGCAGGATGATTTAATGGCCGTCGAAGTTGAAGAGATCGAAAGTGTACCTGAAATCGCGCCAGAAGAATTGGTCGTTGATGATGAAGAGTCTCAAGACGCTAGCGTTGTGATTAACGCATCTGGCGATGTTAACTTCACGGTTTCAGAAATAAAGTCTTCCCTTTCAAGGGAAAGTGTTAATAAGCATTTATCAACACTTAAAAACTCCCAGTCTTCCAGAAGTAATAAGCTGGCTGAAAGAAATGATCAGCTTCGAAGGAAGGTAAGGAGAATGGACGCGCTACTCGAGGGTATCGAGGCTGGGAGTTTAACCACCCAACAGCGCGCTGTAATTAAAAAGTCATACCAAAAACTTTTAGGAGAGGCCGTAACTTTGCGCCAAGATGCAATAATTAAGTCTAGTGTCAAAGATAATAGGCTTCGACTAGCAATATTCGAAACATTAAAGGAGATGAATATAATGACTAACCGACGCAGCCGTGCCATTTTCAACCGTCTATTTGAAGCTGGCATGGATGAAATGGAACTTGTACTAACTGATGAAGACCTTGAGTCTTTAGGAGTCGAGGACGCCGAAGCAGTAGAAGCAGACGCCCTTGATATTGAATTAGAATTACCCGCTGGAGAAGAAGGCGAAGAAGAAGTCGCTGAAGAAGAAGGCGAGGAAGAAGAAGTAGAGCTCGAGCTTGAAGGCGTTAACGAGACCTACGAAATCGACCCTCGGATGCTTCGTCAGGAGCTTCGGAAGCTTCGTAGACTTCGTGAGCAGGAAGAGAGCAAAGCTCGTGAGATGGATGACCAATTTGGTGGTGGAAGCGAAGAACTCGAAGTGATGGAAGTCGATGAGGAAGATCTTCTCAACGCGCTTGCTGATGAGCTTGGAGATCCTGGCGTTCCTGAACCGACTGTTGAGTCACGTCGCCGTAGAGCAAGAGCTGCTCGTCGCCGTAGAGTTGCTGAAAGTCGCCGTAAGAGTGGACGTAGCACCTCACGTAGAGCCTCAGCTCGCCGCTCATCCAGCACAGTTACTGAGAACACCGCTCTTAAGCGCCAGCTCAGTGAAATGAATCTTTTTAACGCAAAGTTGCTTTATGTCAATAAGTTGATGCAAAATCGTAATATCAGCTCTAAGCAGCAGCGTGCCATTGTCGAGGCCCTAGATAATGCCAAGACTATTCGTGAGGCAAAGCTCGTTTACGAGTCTCTTGTCCGTTCACTAAAGAAGAGGTCTCTCTCTGAGGGATCATCCGCCAGAAAAGTTCTGGGTTCTTCTAGTATGCCAACTCGTCGTGCAGGCACGACCAAGAATGAGTCGGTTCAAGAAGCACGTTGGGCACTACTCGCTGGCATCAACAATAAGTAAGACGCCAATTATTAATTTCTAAAGGAGAAATAAACCAATGTCTAAGAAGTTTACACTTGATACACTGACCGAAGGAATTCGTCAGCGTAATATGGGTGAGCGTAATCGCCACCTCTCTGAAAAGTGGACTCGGACCGGTCTCTTGCGTGGTCTCGAAGGCGTCCATCGTGAAAACATGGCACAGCTGTTAGAGAACCAAGCAGGACAGATTCTGCGCGAGCAGAACACCCTCGGTGGTGGAGGCTTAAGCCCCGCCGCTTCATCGGGTGATATCCGAGGATTCACAAACGTAGCCTTTCCAATCGTTCGCCGAGTATTCGGTGGCCTGGTTGCGAATGAGCTCGTATCTATCCAACCCATGAGCCTGCCATCCGGCCTGCTCTTTTACCTGGATTACACCTACGGCACTGATGTCGGTGGTGCAGACGACGGTATCGGTGATTCAACTCACAATACATACGATGCTGGACAGTCAATTTATAATAACCCCGCGGGCAAGGGTATTCGCTCAGGGTCTCTCGGTGTCGGTGGTCAATACGACCTTGCTGGTTCCGGTTACTCTCGCGTTCACACTGGTTCTGCTGTAACTCTTGTTGCTGCGAACATCTTCGCTCTCGGCGGCGGTTCTGCACAATCACGTTCAGCAACCACCACCGTAGCTACAGCAGCCGTATCTTCTGGTTCTGATGGTCGTTTCCTTCAGTTTGACCCACAGGTCATCCAGGAGATCGATGATGAGAACGGTCGCTTCGCTTTCGTGACGATTCCGTTGCGCAGCTCAGGCGGTCCTCTTGCGAAGCTTGATCTTACTTTGGTCAAGGAAGCTGCGTTGTTCCTTACTGGCGCATCTGGTAGCGGAAACGCTGACTGGGCTGTTCCTGGTGAGACTTGGCAGGGTGGTAAGGGTGTTTATAACATTCGTCGTCTTAACCAGCTCGTTACTTCTGCATCAAGCGGTGGTTCCATAACAGCTGCTCCAATGGCTAACTTCGGTGATACCGGTGCTGCACTTCTTATGGTACTTTCCGGTACAGCTGCTGCTAGCGGTGGAAACTCTGGTCTTGGAGACTTCCGGATTACATATCCTAAGGCTGCATCACTTAGCTCGACTGCTAACACAGCTGATACCCTCGTGGTACCGGTCTTCGAATCTAACTTCGGTACGGGTACTCCCCTTCCGCAGATTCCGGAAATCGATATCAAGATCGAGGCTATCTCGGTTGTTGCCAACACTCGTAAGTTGCGTGCCCGTTGGTCACCAGAACTCGCACAGGACTTGAATGCTTACCACAGCTTGGATGCTGAGGTTGAGCTTACTCAGATCCTCTCTGAGCAGATTGCTCTTGAGATTGACCGCGAGATTCTTAACGACCTCCTTATGCAGGCTGATACGAACTATTACTGGAGTCGCGCTCCTGGTCGTTTCGTTAACAAGAAGTCTGGTGCTGAGCAAACACGTACTGATACTCTTTCTCCCGGTCCCGCCTTCACTGGTACAGTCCGCGAATGGTATGAGACGCTTGTTGAGACCGTCATCGATGTTGCTAACGAGATCCACCGCAAGACTCTGAGAGGCTCTGCAAACTTCATGGTGGTTTCACCTGATGTTGCAACCATCCTCGAAGCTTCTGTCCTCTACAAGCCCGTCTACAGTATTGACGGAGACGGACAGGTCGGTGCTCCTATGCAGCTCGGCGCTGAGAAGGTTGGTACTTTGAGCAACCGTTTCACGGTCTATAAGGATCCCTACTTCCCACGCAACAAGGTTCTTGTTGGGTACAAGGGTGGTAGCTACCTTGAGACTGGTTACGTATATGCTCCTTACGTACCTCTCATCGTTACTCCTACGATCTTCGCTCCTGAGGACTTCACCCCACGTAAGGGTGTCATGACTCGCTATGGTAAGAAGATGGTTCGTAACGACTTCTACGGTACCGTTACATGCATGGACATGGACGTTATCTAAGATAGCTGAGTACTATTCACTAAAGGGCGGCTCTTTGAGCCGCCCTTTTTATTTTCTTGTATCAAGACCTATAATCCGTTATGATTATTTCTCATGAGCATAAATTTATATTTTTCAAACCTCTCAAAGTGGCCGGGTCGAGCATAGAGGTAGCGTTATCAAAATTTTGCGGTCCTGAAGACATACAAACCGGCTCTGAATATGTTAACGAGATTGCTGAGCATGATTACGTGCCTAAGAACAACACTGCTCTTTATCACACCCATACACCACCAGCCCTTCTGTATAAAAAAACAGGGCATTGTTGGGATGACTACACAAGGGTTACGATTGTAAGAAACCCGTGGGACTTGATTGTTTCTTATTATTGGTGGTCCTTTAACTCTCCGCTATCTGTGCATTCAACTCGTGCAAAACCACTTGAAACAGTTGGGCACCAGCTATGGAAGCCTATGGATAATGATAGCCCTGATGATATTCGTAACAAGTTTCAAGGATATCTCGAGCAGCTTGCATTTTTTGCAGACACGCCGTACGGAAATGAAGGTCCCGAAACGGTTATAAAGTGGTTATCAAAGCGAACGCAAGAATTTTATGGTTCGTCAATTAACAGAGTCATAAGATTTGAAAATATCCAGCAAGATTTTGATGAATTCTGTGAGTCTATAGGGGTTCAACCACCGCCGCTACCTCGATTAAAATCAGGACAACGAAAGAAGAAGATGTTATATTCTGAATATTACGACGATTATTCAACATTTTTAGTAAGGAAAGAGTTTCGTCCGTTAATAGAGCGGTTTGGTTACAAGTTTTAATTCGGGCATTCACTTGGGACTAGCTATACTTAACGGTAGGCCCGGCACAAAGCATAAAGGCGACCCCACCGTCGTGTCGGAAGCATGTGGACACTCATTTTTTTAACGAATAAATAAAGGAGATTGATTATGCCAAGAATAACAGTAACGCCGGGTAAGGGCCTAGTCCAAAAGGGCGGAACTTCGACCACAAATGGAACACTCTCAGGTCATAAGGCAGTAGTTGAAACATTGACAACTAGCCAGACGCTGGACACAGCAGATAGTGGAAAAGTTTTCCTCATCGCTACAGACAGCTTAACCATAACGCTTCCTGCCACTGAAGCAGGACTTGTTTATACCTTCATCAACTCTGGTGCAGATGGAAACAATATCATTACCATCAGTCCGAATGCAAGTGATGCCATTCATGGAACAGTCACTTTAGCAGGTTCTGTTGTTGAATTCAGTGGTTCTGATGATGCAGATATCGTTAACACCAAAGCCACTGCAAATACTGGTGACATGATACAGCTTATTGGTGACGGCTCTGCCGGGTGGTATTCCACAATGTCTCAAGGAATTTGGGCGAACGCATAAACCACTTAAGTTTATAAGCGGTTAATAAAGCTAAATGCCACCCTTCGGGGTGGCATTTTTTTTTACTTCTCTTGTAGCTTTATTAAATTAAGTGAGTACATAGGAGGCCAAACAAATGGCAGGATCAACAACCAAGAATACGACAAAGAAATCAGCAACAACTACTGTTGCGAAAGATTCAGCGCCTGTTGCTGAGGAAAAACAAGGCAATTCCGCAGAGTTAGCCGCAGCACAAAAAGAAATTGCTGCGCTTAAAGGACAAATTGCTGCGCTTACTCCCGAACCAGAGCCAGAGCCTGAACCGCTAACCACAGAGCAGAGGGTTGATTTGCTAGAGCGTCAGCTCAGTGCTGTTGTCAGTACATTGAAGCAATGTTTTTCCCCATCTGGAATGCCCGCAAAGGTCAATCAATATTTGAACGATCGCCTTCCAAGATAAGCATTTAACGAAAATATCGTAAGTATCAAAGTAGTCGTTTTGCGTTCTTCTCTATAGTTAGAGTTAAGGCGTGATATGACTACTTTTGCTTATACAACAAATCCAACTCCCTTTGGGTTCTTTGACGAAGATGTAGATTTTCAAAAAGAAGCAAATTCCATGATTTCTTTTGTAAAGAGGAAACTTGGCGATGATATTCTTTCTGTTGAGCTGACAAAAAAACAAATTTGGGCGTGCTTTGAAGAGTCTTTCTTAGAATACGGTCGAATTGTTAACGAAGCAGACGCAAAATCACAACTTGGGAACCTTTTAGGTATAACAACTGGTAGCACTGATGTTACTGGAAAGTTTCCGCGACAAAATCTTGAGTATTTATTGCGAATGGCTGAGCCTTACGCTATGGATGCTGGGATTGGAGGCTCATATAACGATCATTCAGGGTCAATACAGCTTAGATACAAGATTCAAGACTACGATCTATATGAAGAGCTAAAAGATTCCAGCGGAACGCTGATCGTTTCAAGCAGTAAGAACAATCCTCGATCAAAAATGAAGATTCGAGAAGTGTTTCATTTTTCTCCTCAAGCAGCTTATCGCTTTTTTGACACGACATCAGCAATAAACTACCTCAATAATGAATTTAGCTTTGAATCTTTTACTCCAGAGACTATTTTCTATGTTTTACCAGTTTTCGAAGATGTTTTACGCGCTGGCCAGATGGATATCTCGAACAGGGTTAGAAAATCGAATTATTCTTATAGAGTTATAGGTAGCAAGCTCAGAATATACCCAATGCCAACCGAATCTACGGGCTCATTGCCCAAATTATGGGTTCGTGTTGCGTTTAATCCTAATCCTCTTGATCCTGATATAGAAGATGGAACGATTTACGGCGCTTCGAACCTCTCGAATGTGCCATACGGCAGGATGCAGTACAATAAGACAAATTCTGTTGGGAGGCAATGGGTTCGGCAATACACTCTTGCTACATGTACCGACCTTTTAGGCCAGGTTCGGTCTAAATTTCAATCCGTGCCAATTCCTTCAGGGGATTTACAGCTCAACGGTGCAGATTTGGTTTCCCAAGGACGAGAAGATCAAGGTAGACTACGAGATCAACTTGTTGAGCTGCTTGACAGCTTAACTTATCACAAATTACTAGAATCACAGGCAACAGATGCAGAAAATATCACCCGCGCCTTGAAGGCAATCCCAATGCCTTTAGGTCAATCAATCATTATCAAGTAATGAGGGTGCAATTTTATGGCTAGACTTTTTATAACACCACGAGAGCAAGATCTGATCTCTGATATCACGAAAGAGATTATAAAAGACGTCGTGGGTCAAAAAATCTACTATTACAGGATCAATGTTGAGTACACTGCCGTCCACGATATCTATGAAGAGGCAGTAAACAAAGTTTTTGACCCACCGGTCGAAATTGATTCACAAGTTATGTGGTCTCCACAGGAAGCAAGGGCAAATCGCTTCGGCATGGAGAATTATTCGTCGATTGAAGTGTATTTACACTATAAGGACTTAATAGATAGAGATATCGATGTTAGAGAGGGTGACTATTTCAGCTATGGTGAGACTTTCTTCGAAATTACTAGTCTATTATGGCAATCGAACATCTACGGGGAAGTTGAGTATATGACGGGAGTGAAGTTGACCGGGAAACAGGCTAGAGAGGGTCTTATTGATAAGGATCCGCACGGCCCGACTGACCAGGGTTATTCTGATCCTGACGCGATCGAAGAAGTTTTCGTTCAGCAGCGCGGTTTTGCTGAAAATCGTCTTGGTCCTACTGGTGATTCTCGTGCGCTCATTGAACAGGGCAAATTACAGCTACCTCCTAAGCCAGCACCAGCAGAAGTCTCCAAGCGAGGGGACCCTTCGGCAATTGATTCCTATTTTTACGATGAGAGCTAAGAATGCCTACGAAATATAACATCAAGGGCGGTCCCCACCAACAAGACACAGGATATTCGAATCCTGACATTGTTGATGACCTCGTAATTCCCCCATGCACGATTGAAGACGTAGACCGTGGCCTATTTGAGCTTTTTAATGAAGAATTGCCTTTATTTTATAAAAGACACGGCAACGTAAAGCGAGTGCCAGTTATTTTTGCAACCGGTGAGCGGTTTGCGTTATTGGCGAGGAATAAGCCGCTAAGAGATAAGAATAATGCGTTAATTCTTCCTCTAATCTCAATAGTCAGAACCGGTATCGATCAAGAAGGTGCGAAAGGTAACACACTTGCGCAAGGCGGCCCATCAATAGTCAAAGTCCGGCTATCAGAAAAAGATGCGAGGTACCAAAGGCTAATGAACCGCTTTGGGTTCAAAAATGATGACGCAATTGCAATTGATGCAAATTCAAGGGTCAAATCATCGGGTATCGGTGGTGGAACAGCTCCAGATCGACTAGCAACACGCCGCGCACCGCCGAATATCACTGTTTCTGCTCGCAGAGGGACTTTACTTCCACCTAATTTTTCTAAAAACATTATAGAGTTTCTTGAGATTCCACCGATCAAGCAATATACTGCTAGTTACGAAGTTACGTTTTGGACTCAATACACACAAGAAATGAATTCACTACTTACTGTGATGATGAATGGTTACGTTGAAAATAGAAGGCGGACATACGTCATAAAAACAAGAGAGGGTTATAGGTTCACTGCTTTTGTTGACGCAGCGCTAAGTCCACAGAATAATTTCGACGATTTTACTGATTCTGAAAGGCTGGTGAAGTATACTTGTAGCATCAGCGTGACAGCATACGTCGTTGCACCAAACGAAGAAGGACTACCCGCTCCGGTAAGAAGACAAATTTCTGCACCAGATATGTCGTTTGATTCTTCAACAGGAATTGGCGGACTTTTAGCATCATCACCACCGGGCGCTCCGATTGCATCAGGCGATCCAATGGCTTACATACTTTCTGACGCAATGACAGAGAGTGATCCGATGCCCGGCGGCGGTATCGGAAGTAACGGCGCAGACGTCGCATTAAATATGGCGACACAATTGGCTGTTGGCTTCCCTGGCCTTGAATCCGTGACAATCGGAGGCACTAACTCCGCAAACGTTGGCACAACTGGGAAACAAGGTGGTAGTACGACCATAATTACGACAAGGGACCCATTTACAGGGAAACCCGTTAGGACAACTTATGCTGTAAAAACAGCTAATCCGAACAAAGGTGAGACAGTCTTTGGGCAAAGTAATCAACCCGGCGGAGCATTTATCGAAGGATTGGAGCTAAACCTTGAAGATTGACATGACATTTAGAACTTTTACGAAATAGTTATTTGTTGATACAAGCAGATCCAGGAGACCCAACTCATGGCAGAACAGACATTTAGATCACCCGGTTTTTTCGAACGCGAAATCGACGCGTCGACTAGAACAACTTCAATTGTAGGTACACCTGCTGGCGTAATCGGGACAGCAGAAAAGGGACCAGCATTCGTTCCGGTAACAGTCGGAAGCATGCAGGACTTTGTAAGTCGCTTTGGACAAATGGATCCGAAGCGCTTCGGCCCTTACGCTGTTGAAAATTGGTTACGGAGCAGAACGGCATTAACATATATGCGTGTTCTTGGTGCCGGTTCCAACGAGACAACAACAGACATTAACACAACAACGAACACAGGTACTGTAAAACGTGCCGGATTCGTTGTATCAGGTGGCCTATCCTCATCGCCTTCGCAAGCTAATGTTGATGCGATGGGTGCCGTCCAATTCCTCGTCGCTCGTCATTACGTGTCAGGTAACACTGATTATTCAATGCCGCAGTTTATTGATAATCCATCATTCGACTTATCTGGAGCTGGTCACGTTAACTTGGTTCGCGGTGTTATCTTTACGGCAAGCGGCAGTAGAATGCAAATTCTTAATGTCGATGAGGCCTGGAAAAATACCGTAGACTCCGTTGCAATACCCGTACAGTCCAGTGGATTGTTCGTACTAGCGGTATCATCGTCCGCAACAAACGCTTTAAAAGATTGGAATGAGCACGGAAGTACCATGTCAGGTGTACGCACATTGACAGCTTCTTTAGATCCGAGCAACGAAAACTATATTTCGAATATTCTCAACACTGACCCCACAAAGTTTTATGATGAGAAGCATCTTCTATATCTTGATTTCGCTGTTGAGAATGAGATGGCAAACATCGCATGGGGCTCAAACACTGCTGCCTCGTACGCAGCTGGGATAACACCTACTGTTGGTCTTCTTTCTGGTTCTGGTAATAACTTAAGGAACCAACTTGGAGCGACAAACGGTAAGACGGCTCTCTGGGGATTCGGTCGCTATGATACAAGATACACGACTCCGGAGTCTCCAACAGTTATCTCTCAACCTTATGGTGGCACTGAATACCCTCTATTCCACTTCGAGTCGCTTTCGGATGGAGCTTATGGAAATGATAAGGTAAAGATCTCCATTGCTAATCTAAGGGCCTCTACGAACAAGAATTATCAATACCCAACCTTCGAAGTCCAAGTTCGCAGATTTGATGATAATGATACTGAGGTTGAGATTCTTGAGAGTTATCCAGAATGTACACTCGATCCAGACTCTGATGCATTCATCGGCCGAAAGATTGGTGACTATAAAGCATACTACAACTTTGACGCTGATCAAGAAGATGAAAAGAGAATTGTCGTTTCTGGTCGTTATGCAAACGTTTCTTCACACATTAGAGTTGTGCTGAACGATTCAGTATATAGTAAGGATATTCCACAAAATGCGATGCCATTCGGTTTCGGTGGACTGCCTGTACTTAAGACAACAGATTCTTTAACAGACCGTGTAGGTTCCAAGCTTACATTTGATGGTGTTACTTACGGCGGAAACGGAAACCATCGCCTTCAAGGTAGTGGATCCAATGTGAACCAGCTTCCGGCCGCGACAATGCATCTGTCTTCTTCGATCGTTCCTCCGATGCCATTCAGGTTCAAGGTTACACGCGGTCAGGTCAAGACAAGCTCTGTTGCTTTCAGTGGTGATCCATCATCTTCAGAGATTGTCGATGGTAGACTTTACTGGGGTGTTAAGTTCGAACGCTGTCCAAAGACTGGTAGTATGGATAATGCTCGGTTAAATCCAAATGCATCAACACTTCCTAATCCTATTGTTAGGGCGTACACAAGGTTTAATGGTATCCAAAAAGTTGATACCGTTGTAACTGGAGCTGCAAGAGATATATTCAACGCCAACAAGTTCACTCTTGCTAGGGTTGCTCTTGCTGGAACTGGAAGCCAGCCCTCAACATTATTACAATACGTAACAGCGTCTGCTAGAGAGCACATGCTTGAGGCTTCATACATCAGAAATGGTCTTCCTGACTCACAGACGTACGCCCTTAATGATCCTGATGGCTGGGGCATGAGAATATCTCTTGCTACGCTTGCACAATCAAGCTCTGTTAAGTTTAACAGATTCACTGGTTACGCTAAATTTACGAT